ATTATGTAAAGATTGTTACTCTGGATCATGGTCTACAAACTTTTAAGCCATATCATTTCCAAGAGAAGTTAATTAAAAACTTCCACCAACATAGATTTAACATCTGCAAGATGCCTCGTCAGACAGGCAAATCTACCACTGTGGTATCTTTTCTTCTTCATTATGCAGTATTCAATGATAATGTAAATATAGGTATTCTTGCAAACAAAGCAGCAACTGCTAGAGAACTATTGGACAGATTGCAGACAGCATATGAAAATCTACCAAAGTGGATGCAACAGGGTATTATCTCTTGGAACAAAGGTTCTCTTGAACTTGAGAATGGAAGTAAAATCTTGGCTGCTTCTACTTCTGCTTCTGCGGTTCGTGGTATGTCATTCAACATCCTATTTTTAGACGAATTTGCGTTCGTTCCAAATCATATTGCAGATTCATTCTTTGCGTCGGTATATCCAACGATTACTTCTGGTAAAAATACCAAAGTAATTATTGTATCTACGCCTCACGGTATGAATCACTTCTACCGTATGTGGCACGATGCGGAGAAGGGAAAAAATGAATATGTCTATACGGATGTTCATTGGAGCGAAGTTCCTGGAAGAGATGAGGCATGGAAAGAGCAGACAATTGCAAACACTTCAGAACAACAATTCAAAGTTGAATTTGAATGTGAATTTTTAGGATCTGTTGATACTCTTATTGCACCATCAAAGCTCAGAAACCTTGTGTATGACCATCCTAAGACCCGTAGCGCAGGTTTAGACGTGTATGTGGATCCCATAGAGAATAATGATTACTTGATTACTGTAGACGTTGCTAGAGGTGTTGGAAACGACTATTCTGCTTTTACAGTCGTTGATATTACTCAGTTTCCACATAAAGTAGTTGCAAAGTATAGAAATAATGAAATTAAACCAATGCTTTTCCCAAGCATTATTGATGAAGTTGGAAGAAGTTATAATGATGCATATATCCTATGTGAGGTAAATGATGTTGGTGATCAGGTCGCAAGTATTTTGCAATATGATCTAGAATACAAAAATCTCTTGATGTGCTCTATGAGAGGTAGGGCAGGTCAAATAGTTGGTCAAGGTTTTTCTGGAAAGAAAACTCAACTTGGAGTTAAGATGTCCAAAACTGTGAAAAAAGTCGGATGCCTGAACCTCAAGACAATGATTGAAGAAGATAAGTTATATCTTAATGACTATGAGATTATTTCCGAATTAACTACATTTATTCAAAAACATAATTCATTTGAAGCAGAAGAAGGGTGTAACGATGACTTGGCAATGTGTCTGGTTATCTATGCATGGTTAGTTGCACAAGATTATTTTAAGGAACTAACAGATCAAGACGTAAGAAAGAGATTATATGAAGAACAAAAAAATCAAATAGAACAAGATATGGCACCTTTTGGGTTTATATCTGATGGACTAGATGGCAATAGTTTTGTCGATGCTGATGGTGATAGATGGTTTACGGATGAATATGGAGATCGTTCATATATGTGGGAGTATATGTAATGGATATAGATAAGCAGATAAAACTTAGTCATTTATTGCTTAACGACAGAAAATGTAGAACTTGTGGAAAAGTTAAAAATTTAATAGAAAGTTTTTATAGAACACATAAAGACAGAGGACCGGTTGCATCTTCATACTCTTATGAATGCAAGGAGTGTGCCATAAAAAGAGTGATTGCTAGTAGAATGATGTCAAAAGTTTTGGATAAATGGGAATATCCTGATTGGTAGGCAGTTCACGTCATGTTTCCCATCTGAAAAATAGGTTTTTAATAAATATTTTTTAGATAAACTGAGATTACGGAGAAAAACATGGCGACTCCTCAATTATCTCCTGGAGTACTTACTAGGGAAGTTGACTTAACTGTTGGGAGAGCTGATAACGTATTAGATAATATTGGTGCAATTGCTGGTCCTTTTGCTATTGGACCTGTAGAACAAGCAATTGACATTACAACAGAACAGGAATTAATCAACACTTTCGGCAAGCCAATTTCAACAGACGCTCAGTATGAATATTGGATGTCTGCATCATCATTCCTCTCATATGGTGGTGTGCTTAAGGTTGCAAGAGTTGATGGTACAACTTTAAATAATGCCAATGCTGCAGTTGGTTATGCTGCAACAACAAGTGCAAAGATTAAAAACTACAATAACACATGGTCAGGTGAAGGTGTAGAGTTTGTTTATGCTGCTAAGAACCCAGGATCTTGGGCAAATAATCTTAAGGTTTGCTTCATTGACGATTTTGCTGATCAAAGAATTGGAGTTAATACAACTGATCTAAGCACTCTTGGTGCTCAAGTTGGTTATGGTATTACAACTGCAATTGCTAACACTGTCATTCCAGGCGTTGGAACTACAAGTTCTTTCACAGGTTATCTGAAAGGAATTATCACTGGTGTTTCGACAGATACCACAAACGGAAGTAGCACGATTGATGTTAAGATTGTTTCTAGAGTTTCTTCGGCAGGAACAGAAACATCTATAACTTACTCAGAAGGCAACTCGATTGCATCATTTGAGCAATCTGATACGCTTTACTTTGTAAATAACGCTGGTATCAACACAGGTCTTTCAGCAAGTGCTGGTGCAGCTGCAGGACAAGTTCTTGATTGGTATGATCAACAAACTTTAGGTCTTACCAATTCAATTATCTATTGGAAGTCAATTGCACCAAAACCAAGAACTAACGCATATTCTGTTGCCAGAAATGGCAAAAATGATGCAATGCATATTGCCATTGTAGATGACAATGGTTCAGTAACAGGCGTTCAAGGAAATCTTCTTGAGAAGCACGTAAGTGTTTCTAAAGCACTTGATTCAGTTTCACAAGTAAACGCTCCACAGAAAATTTGGTACAAGAACTATCTTGCAGATTTCTCTCAGTATCTGTATGCTGGTTACAATCCTTCTCAAGCAGAAGATGCATACCATGGAACAGTTCCTGTTGCAACTGGTTTCTCAACTTCTTTTACTAAGTTCACAACTGGTCAAGGTCTGTGGGGACAAAATGCTCAAGGCATCACATTCAGTGCATTAGGAAACGTAACTTACACTTTAAGTTCTGGAGTTGATTACTCATCTGCTGGTGGAATGCAAGCAACATTGGGTGAACTCTCCACTGCATACGATCTCTTCTCAAATAAAGATGAGATCCAAGTAGATTACTTGATAAACGGACCTGGTTTACTGTCTGAGTCAGAATCTCAAGCAAAAGCAAATAAACTAATTGCTGTTGCAGAAAGCAGAAAGGACTGTGTTGCAGTTATTTCTCCACACAGAGCAGGTGTTGTAGATATTACAAATACGGACACGCAGACTGATAATGTGGTTAGATTCTTCTCACCAATTTCATCGTCTTCATATGCGGTCTTTGATAGTGGTTATAAGTACACTTATGATCGCTTCAACAATACATTTAGATATATTCCATGCAATGGAGATATTGCTGGATTAATGACCAGAACAAATGTAACTGGTTTCCCATGGTTCTCACCAGCGGGTCAGCAAAGAGGTGTTCTTAACAACGCAATCAAACTTGCATATAACCCGTCAAAAGCACAAAGAGACGTTCTTTACACTTCAAGAGTTAACTCTATTGTAAATCAACCAGGAGTTGGTGTTCTTCTCTTCGGGGATAAGACAGCACTTTCTTATCCTTCTGCTTTTGATAGAATTAACGTTCGTAGATTGTTCCTAACAGTAGAGCAAGCACTCGAAAGATCTGCTCAAGCACAACTATTTGAATTGAACGATCAAACTACAAGATCAAACTTCGTCAATATTGTCGAACCATACCTACGCGATGTTCAAGCAAAGAGAGGTATTTACGATTTCATCGTTATTTGCGATGAGTCAAATAACACTCCAGATGTTATTGATAATAATGAGTTTAGAGCTGACATCTTCCTGAAACCAACCAAGTCAATCAACTACATCACACTTACGTTTGTTGCCACTAGAACAGGGGTAAGTTTTGAAGAAGTGGCTGGATCAGTTTAATCTAACCTAAATTAATTACAGAAGGAGGAACTCAAAATGTCCACTCTCAGAACAATCACCGCCTTTAAATCAAAACTTGCTGGAGGTGGAGCAAGACCAAATCTATTTGAAGTTGAAATTCCATCATTCCCTGTTGCCGCAGGAGGAAATGCTTGGAGAACTGGTGATAACCAGGAAGCAGATCTATTCAAGTTCATGTGTAAAGCAGCACAACTTCCAGCATCAAATATTGCACCGATTGAAGTTCCATTCAGAGGTCGTACTCTAAAGGTTGCTGGTGACAGAACATTTGATACATGGACTGTTACCATCATCAATGATGAGAACTTCTTGATCAGAAATGCTTTTGAGGCATGGATGCAAGGAATCAGCAAGAATAGCAATAATACTGGTGCAACAAACCCAGGTGAATATATGACATATGCACTTGTGCATCAACTTGGAAGAGGTGCTGATAATGGAATTGAATCTTCTTCAAATTCTTCAATTGTCAGTGGTTCTCCAATTACTCCATTGAAAACATACACTTTCTTTGATATTTTCCCAACCAATATTTCTGCAATTGATCTTTCTTATGATTCTTCAGACACAATTGAAGAATATTCGGTTGAGTTCCAAGTTCAATACTGGGAACCAGGCGCTTGGACCAGAGACCAGGCATAATTTGATTGCATAAATACTGAAAAGGAATCAATCAGTTTTAATAAATTATGGCAAAATTATTTGGATTCTCTATTGAGGATACTGAACAACCATCACCAAGTGCGGTTTCCCCCGTTCCTCCTAATAATGAGGACGGGGTTGACCATTATTTGAGTAGTGGTTTTTTTGGTTCTTATGTTGATATTGAAGGGGTATATAGAACAGAATTTGATCTAATTAAAAGATATCGTGAAATGGCACTTCATCCGGAGTGTGATAGTGCTATTGAAGATATTGTAAACGAAGCAATTGTATCGGATACAAATGATAGTCCGGTACAAATTGAACTATCAAACTTAAATGCCAGTGATGGCATTAAAACAAAAATAAGAAAAGAATTTAAGTATGTATTAGAACTATTAGATTTTGATAGAAAATCTCACGAAATTTATAGAAATTGGTATATTGATGGAAGATTATATTACCACAAAGTAATTGATCTCAAAAATCCACACGAAGGTATTCAGGAACTTCGCTATATTGACGCAATGAAAATGCGTTATGTTCGTCAACAAAAGAAATCAAATAAAGATAATTTTAGATTGTCTAATGTAAATACAGACAATCCAATGGAATATGAGTTTCCTGAAATTGAGGAATATTTTGTTTATAATCCAAAAATGAATTATCCAACCAACAATCCATCTGCTTTGGGTGGAACTGGTGGAATTAAAATGACCAGAGATTCTGTAACTTATTGTACATCGGGTCTAGTTGACAGAAACAAAGGATCAACTCTTTCATATCTCCATAAAGCAATTAAATCACTCAATCAACTCCGTATGATTGAGGATTCACTTGTTATCTATAGATTATCTCGTGCTCCTGAGCGCAGAATTTTCTACATTGATGTTGGCAATTTACCAAAAGTAAAAGCAGAGCAATATCTCCGTGATGTTATGATGCGCTATCGCAATAAACTTGTATATGATGCATCAACTGGAGAAATTCGTGATGACAAAAAGTTCATGAGTATGCTTGAGGATTTTTGGCTTCCTCGTCGTGAAGGTGGTAGAGGAACCGAAATTACCACACTTCCAGGTGGACAGAACCTTGGAGAAATCACTGACATTGAATACTTTAAGAAGAAATTATATCGTTCACTCAATGTCCCACCATCAAGAATGGATGGTGAAGGTGGATTTAACTTAGGTCGTTCTTCTGAAATTCTTAGAGATGAAGTCAAATTCAGTAAATTTGTTGCTCGTTTAAGAAAGAGATTTTCATACATGTTCAATGACATGCTGAAAACTCAACTAATTCTTAAGAACATTATAACTCCAGAAGATTGGGAACTCATGGAGGAACATATTCAATATGACTTCCTGTATGATAACCACTTTGCAGAACTGAAAGAGGCAGAACTTCTCAACGAACGTCTCTCTATGGTTCAAACTGCCGAACCTTATGTT